CCACCATGGCATTTCCTGAAGTTTCATAAAATATAAATCTAATTTAGCTTGTATCTCTTCATCTTCAGCAAATACGGAATAGAATAAAATAGCCAGAGGTGATGTCAACACTAAAAGTACAAATTCGTCCTTCCAGTCGTTTTTTTGATTCTTTGCAATCTGTACAGAAAACTCAATTTCTCCTCTTTTCATCTTTTCAGCGTGCACAATTTGTGCTTCTGACATAATTATTTCAGATTTTTTCTTATTTTTATAAATTTCAGCGCCAGTTTTAAGTGCAGTACCTATAATTGACCATGGAAACATAATTTATCTCTTCTTTTTACTCATTCCAGCTTCAGAAAGTGCAATTGCAATCGCTTGTTTAGGATTTTTTACCTTCTTTTTGCTTTTTCCGATGTTAAGTTCACCTTTTTTGAACTCTTTCATCACTTTTTTTACTTTTGCTTGTCCTTTTTTCATTACATACCATCCTTATTTTTTAATTCGTGTTGTAAAATTGTTTTTTGAATAGAAGTATCAGCTCTTAAGTTAGCTAAATCTTCATTTTGATCTAGTTTTTGCTGATCTGTCATTTGATTCATCATAGATTTCATCTTATCAAGGTTAATTCTCTCTTTTCCTTCTTGTTCTTTTCTATAATTTTCTTGTGCACGTAGATCAAGTTCTCTTGCTCTTAGTTTTGCAATAGGATCATTGTCAAATTGTGAAGTAATTTCTTTTTCTTCCTTCATAAATTCTTCCATCATCTCTGCAATCAATACTGCTTTTCTAGATTCTATTTTTTCTGTAATCATTCTAGCTTGCATTTGCATTTGTTGAGCCATTTGTGGATTTTGTTGCATCATCATTTGCATTTGTTGTAACTGTTGAATCTCATCTCTAAACTCTACTTCAACTTGTTCTTGAGCCATCAAAGAAATATGTTCAAAACAATTTTTTTCTAATGCAGCCATAATAGCCGGATTATTTCTTGCCATATTCGTTGCCATAAAATTTAAATGAGCAGTCATGTGTGCTCTATGATCTTGACCAGGAAACGCTTGGAACGGTTTCCCTGCTAAAGCATCGATGTGTTCTAAAGCAGGGTCCTTTGGTTGTGGGGGTTGTGGTCGAATTAAAATTTTATCAATATCTTTTACACCTAATGCTTCATACATGTTTCTGTAAACTGCATACTGATTATGAATACCTGGATTAGAAGTTGCCAGCTGCAGCTCTGTTTGCGCAAGGGAAATACGCTGTGTTTGTGAGAAAATATTAGGGTCTGCAACTGGCAAGATATCTACACGGTCATCAAAGTCCTGTTGTTTAATCATTCTTTGACCACCAACTACATCATAGGGGTACTCTGTAGGTAGATAAAGTTTAAAAACTCTTGCCAATAATTTAAATTCATTTTTAAGCGCTGCATAAATTCTTTTATGAATAGCAGACATTGTTCTGCTTCCTCTTTCAAGCAATGCTACAGTCGTGCCCACAGCTGCTTGTTGATTCCCATCACCTACTTGCAGGTCCGCTATAGAAGCGAATCTTTGTCCTGCATTTACCACGACTCCCATAAGTTGTAATAAGGTTTGAGAAGGCTCTTTGAAAGGTAACATCATAAATGAATCTCTAATGTTTCCTCCTGGTGCATCTACGTCTCTAAATTCTCCAGGTTGTATTGCTTGTGCATCATCTCTGATTCTGATTCCTCTTTGTTTAAATCCAGCAGGTAAGTTTGATAACGTTCCCGCATCTAATAGTTGTCTTAGGGCACTTGTTGCAGTTCTAGATAAACCGCCAATCATGTGTATTAAACCAAAACCATAAAAACCTAGTCCTGGTAAAAATTTGAAATGTACAAAGTATTGTACTTTTGATTTTTGTGGATCGTCCACTTCATAGTTTCTTTTAATAGATAAAATTTCTCTAGAGTTTTCTTCTATAGTTACAATGTATGGAAGTTTAATTCCAGTAGGCTCACCATCTTCAGGATTAATATCCTCAAAACCTTCTAAGTCTAAATTAACATGACACTCTAATAAATTAAATACATCTTCTTCTTTGCTTCTAGTTCTACCTTCAAGCTCATTTTCTTTTTGTTGTAATTCATCTTCATTTAATTGACCTGGTTTTAAATCTATATCTTTATAGAAACCTGCAACTTGTTGTTTTCTTAATTCGTTTTCTGAAATTTTTATTCGATGAATAATTGCTTCCGCATCGTCTAATGAGGTAGCTGTGTACGGAACAATTAAATCATCTGCCGGTACAAATTTTGATACCGCTCTTTGTAAGACTTCATCGTAATAAACTTTTTTAAATGCTGAACCTGCAAGAGGTAAATAAAATAACATTTGATCAAACTCAGGTTCGTATTCTTTCATTTGATCCATCAACTGATAGTTCATGAAATCTTTTACACGATTTGATTGTTGAGTTTTTTCTGGTGTTGGAATTCCAATTATTTGTGTTCGGACTGGTCCATCAGCTGGGAGTAACTCTTTATATGCCAACGCTTGAAACTGAGTAACAGCTTCAGCAAGCACCGGATGAGTGGCACCCGAAGCACCCGAGAATGGTTCCGTCCTGTTTTCATATTTAAATCCTAACAGATCTAAACCTGTTTTGTAAGAGTTTTCCCATTCTTTTCTAGAATTTTTATAATCTTGATAATTTTGAAATAAGTTAGAACTTAATCGACCTAATATATCATCAGGTAAATGGTCAGCTAAATTAGCATAGTGATTTTCTGTATTTGCAACAGAAGCAATTGCAGGATCATAGTTTATATCAACTGATCCATCTTCGTTTTCTGTAATCTCTACAGGGTTTCCCTGTTCTTCTAATTCTTGTTGCTCAGCTTCTTCAGCTTCTGCAATTTCAACACTAGAAGGTATGTTAATTTCTTGCTCTACGTTTGGAAGAGCTTTGTCTATATCTGCCATTTATTTTTTCTCCAGATTGTTTGACTGTTCTAACAGTATTATAAGAAATATTCAAGCCCTGCGGCGTAGGCCCTGATTTTGGGGGTGGACCACTCTTTTTTCCTAGTCTATTCATCGTATGTGTATTTTCTCATGTTTTCTAAATCATCTTCGTCAATATATTCTTCTACATCTTTAAGCTTACCTTCCATATCAGGTCTTGCGCTTGCTTCATTATAAGTCACACCTCCTGTTTCAGGGTCTACTTCTATTTCTATTTCATTTTCTCTATAACCAGGTCTGTCAGGATCATCTACTTCTCTAAGTGTTATTTTGTTACCTTTTTCTGTAACCACAAAATTATCTGCTTGATAAACATCTGCAAATTCATCAGATCTATTACCGGTAAAATATTTCATTCCTGTTGCTTCAGCTTTTAATTTAACTTTAGCAATAAGATCAAATATAAAAGTAGGCATGCCATCAACAGCTTTTGAAACAGCTGGTGTTAAAGGTTTAGCTATTTTTACAAACTTACCTAAAACTGGTAATGATGCAATACCTCCCATAATTTTCATAAACTTTCTTCTATCCATTTTGGGTGGCTTACTTCCATCTTTAAAACCTTCTCGACTAATATCTACCATGCCACCTTCATCCATTAATGGATCAACTTGTTCAGCTAGGTATGCTTGTTTTTCTTCTGGAGTCATTGCTTGTAATTTTTCATACTCAGCAGCTCCACGTTTACCTAGTTCATATAAACCTTCACCTGCTAATGCGGCTATACCTACACCTGAAAGACCTGCAGCTAATCTTGGTCCTATTCCTAAAGTTAATGCTTTTCTTAGTAATGGATTTTTAGTCATTGCTTCTGCACCTTTAACTAATGCAGGGGTTGCTACTAATTCTGCCTCTAATAAAGTTCTATCGAAAGTTTCTTTTGGATCAACGCCTACAGCTAAATTTAATCCAACCATTCCTGCTGGTGTTGATAATGCAGCTTGACCAATTTTACTTAAAACTTTTCTTCCTGTTTTTGTTGCAAGAGTTCCACCTAATGCAGTAGCTCCTGCAGCGGTTGTAGATTCAATTGGATATTCTGCTACAAAGTCTAAAACTTTTTTATCCCAAGTTTCTGGATCTCCAAATTCTATATCTTCTGGAGGTGCATACTTTTGATCTGGTTCTTCTGCGGTTGCTAAAGCAGAAATACCAACAGCGCCTGCAGTTCCACCAATAACAGCTGTAGCAAGTTTACCTATCTTTGGTACTTTTTGTAAAGCTTTTAGGTATTTACTTTTTTTAGCTTTATCAGTTCCAGATATTTCTTCAAATATATCTATTCTCTCTTGTGGAGTAGCATTTATCAATCTTTGATCAATTTGATTGAAGGTAGTTCCTTTTCTACCAGGAAGACCTGTTGTACTAAAATTTTTCATCGCTTGTTGAAG